GGAAAATGTTTAAATACCTAATGCACTTAATGAATGACAAAAGAACATTATATAAACCGCAAAATCAAGATGAATGCTTAAAGACAGTGAAGTTAATTCTCGAGAAGAGAAAAGGTTAGCAAGGAAAAAATATGCTGAAAGGCAATTTGATAAATGGATCAGATGGTCATTTGAAATTAAAGGCAGAATAAAATACAAGGATATATTAAACAAACAAGAAGAATTAAATTTAACCAATAACAATTATTAATTATGACAAAAAAACAAAAAGAAGTTATGCCAACACCATTACCAGAAGAGCCACAAGGGAGGACCTGGACATTTTCCATAGGTATATATCCTGGAATACTGTTTGGTATTAGAACATATGAGGAGGTTGATTTTAAGACGCATGTTTTGTATCTACCATTTATTGACTTTGCATTAGAGATAGATAATTAAAATAATATATAAATATGAGTTTAAGCTTAGATAAGCAAATATTAAGTGACATTACAGTATACACTAAGTATGCTAAATATTTACCGGAAAAAGAGAGAAGAGAAACCTGGGATGAATTAGTAACACGCAACATGGAAATGCACACTACTAAGTTCCCGAAAATGAAAGAATCAATTGAACAAGTTTACAAGAATTTTGTATTTACTAAAAAAGTTTTACCTTCGATGCGAAGCTTACAGTTTGGTGGTAAAGCTATTGAGCTTAATAATGCTCGCGTTTATAACTGTGCTTTCTTACCTGTTGATAGTATTCATAGTTTTTCTGAGACTATGTTTTTACTTCTTGGAGGGACTGGAGTGGGTTATTCGGTCCAGAACCACCACATTGAGAAACTTCCTGAAATCAGAAAACCTAATTACAATCGTAAAAAAAAGTATGTTGTTCAGGATAGTATAATTGGATGGGCAGATGCAGTTAAGGCTTTATTTAAATCTTATACAGGAGGGCTAACTTCGCATATAGAGTTTGACTTCTCTGATATAAGACCTAAAGGAGCTTTACTTATAACAGCTGGAGGTAAAGCACCGGGCCCTGAGCCATTAAGAATTGCATTGGTAAAGATTGAAGCTGTATTACGTGAAAAGGAAGATAGATCTAAACTAACAGATATTGAGTGCCATGATATTCAGTGTCATATTGCCGACGCAGTTTTAGCTGGTGGTATTCGTAGAGCAGCAATGATTAGTTTATTTGATCTTGATTCAGATGCAATGCTAAATTGTAAAGCTGGTAACTGGTGGGAAGATAATCCACAACGAGGTAGATCTAATAATTCAGTTGTTTTGTTACGTCATAAGATTGATAAGAAAACATTTGATAAAGTATGGGAACGTATTGAGGCATCAGGATCCGGCGAACCGGGTATTTACTTAACTAATGATAAAGACTGGGGGACCAATCCTTGCTGTGAGATTGCTTTAAGACCATATCAATTTTGTAATCTTACGGAGATTAATATGGCAGATATTGAAAGTCAAGAAGATTTTAATGCAAGAGCTTCGGCTGCATCATTCATTGGAACATTGCAAGCATCATATTCAGACTTCCACTACTTAAGAGATATATGGAGAAAAAACACAGAAAAAGATGCATTGCTTGGAGTATCAATGACAGGTATTGCATCAAAACACAATATACAATGTTTAAATTATGAAGAAGCAGCACAGGTTGTTAAGGAAACAAATAATATTATTGCGTCGGCTCTTAATATCAACAAGGCGGCCAGAACCACCGCAGTTAAGCCGGCAGGAACTACTAGCCTTGTACTTGGCACTTCTAGCGGTATTCACGCTTGGCATAACGACTATTATATTCGCCGTATGCGTTTAGGCAAGAATGAAGCAATCTATTCATATCTTGCAATAAATCATCCAGAACTGATCGAAGATGAATATTTTAATCCAACATTACAAGCAGTTGTTTCTGTGCCTCAGAAAGCTCCAGATGGAGCCATAACGCGTCATGAGTCAACATTAGATCTATTAGAAAGAGTTAAATTGATTTCTAAAGATTGGGTTAAGACTGGTCATGATAAAGGTAACAATACACATAATGTTTCTTGTACTGTTTCTGTACGTGATGATGAGTGGAAAATTGTTGGTGAATGGATGTGGGCAAATAAAGAATACTATAATGGTTTATCTGTATTGCCTTATCACGGCGGAACTTATAAACAAACACCATTTGAAGATTGTACTAAGGAAGTATACGAACAGATGATGTCTACATTACATAATGTTGATCTGTCTAAAGTAATTGAGGTTCAAGACAATACAAACTTTTCAGATTCACAAGCATGTGGAGGAGGTAATTGTGAAGTTGTATAGTTACTTAGGAACAACGTGTTGGATATATTCATTAACCATTAATACAAATAACTTAAATTAAATAGTATGAAAGAAAGCGCATTAATAGATATGCAGAAAAAACAAGAAGCTATAATAAGAGTGCTGCAGGAAATAATGAATGAGCAACAGCATTTAACAACCTTAGCAATGGGTGTTTTAGAAACAATAAAACTTATGCCAGGATATGATGATGCAATAAAAGCTTTGATGGAAAAAAGTAAGGCTACAAATGAAGAACCTGAAAAACCAACATTAGAATTATAATTTAATAAAAAAAGGGGATCACAAAGCGTGCATCCCCTTTTCAATTATAGGAACTATTAGGTATGGTGCCTATTATTATCTGCTCCTATTATTCTCCCATTCTTCTTTTATTTCTTTTCTCTTGCCTTTCTATTTTTCTTTTTCTTGCTTCTATTTTTTCTTTTCTTTGTTGTTTAAGATAATTTAGTCTGCCTTCTCCTTTTAAGCTTCGTATGCTATCTTTAGTTGCTTCTCTTGTTTCAATAGCTTTTATTATACCTTCTTCTTTACGTGTTGCTTTAGCAGTTTCTTTTATGAGTATATCTCCTTTGGTTCCTTCAATACCAACTGTCCAAGGTGAATAACCCATTCCTACAGCAAGTCTTTGTACTGCAGTGTTATCAGAATTAAATGCTTGTGATACATTTTCAACTTTATTAACTAATCGGTCCATTGGAAAGTTAGTTGTTGCTTCAACAAGTTTTCCACTTACAGAGTACATAGGGCCCAAATGAACTCGCCCGTCTTGCATAACTCCCCATCCTCTTTCTTTTATTAAATCTTTGTCATATTTAGTTTGTTGTAGTGCACTATATATTTTTCTAAATTTAGAACCAATAGGGGGTGACATATTTGCTGCTTCTAAAACAACTTTTGCATATTCTGCTTTTTGTTTTTTTGCTTGTTCCTCAAAGTATTTAATAACAGTATTTTTTAATGTTGCAGTAACTCCTCCAACAAACCCTGTACCTCTAAGTATACTATCTAATACCCCGTTTGCAACGTCATAAGCCGCATCCTCTTTTGTTTTTTTATTTTTAGCTTTTTTATCCTCTTCACTTTCCTCATCAAACATAACAGCAAATAAACCTTGTTGCAATGCGGAGAACATTATATTTTGTACGGCTAAATAATAAACTATTTTAGATATGTTAGTTTTGGCATCTCCTCTTCCATTTTTAAGATCTAATGCAGCTTTTTTAACTATACGAGACTGTTGCATGGTAAAGTTTTGGAATACAAGTAATATTCTACCGGCGCTACTTGCCTGTTGTTTTGATATATCTTTTGGATCTCCTGATTGTTGTGTTTCATCTGAAACTTTTGAGAACTCTTCCCAAGCTTTTGCTTCCGCTTCTACTTCTGGTAATCCTTCTTTTAAATAAGTTTTAATTCTATTTCTATAAAAAGGAGCACCTCCAGAAGCAATAGCAAAACTATCTGCTATTTGTGTCGGTGTATAACCTATTTTTAATAAATACGATGTTACTGCAACAACCTTGTTTTTACTTCCTGCCGCCGCATTAGCAATCTCAGCAGAGGCAACATCTTCTCTTAGTCCGCCACGTCTTTCTTTTAACTTATCTGAATTCCATATACGAGAAAAATCTTTCCAGTATTGTTTTTGGTTCGCAAATGCTTTAGCTGCATTATACGGATTGTTATCTCTAAAATTTAAAAAGTTAACTGCTCCTAATAACTGTAACGCAGCGGATCGAGTATTTAAGAACATGATAGATCCCGTAGAACCATTTACCCAACTAGACCAAGCAGCACTCTCTTTATCCTGACCAAAACTTCTGTTTTTACCATTAGTCATCCTGTATATAGAATCTTCTAATGCTTCTCTAACATTTGTTCCATAAGTAGCTTCTACCTTATTCATGTTAGGACCAACTAATCTACCATCTTCCCATTTACCAAAAATATTTTCAGCATTTTCAATAAATTCACCTAAGAATTTTTTTCTACCTGATCCTTCTGTTATATTATATAAATCTGAAACAATAGTATTAGCATCCCAAAAATTATCTGGCGGTAACCATCCTTCTTTTTGTCTACCCATTACAATTAATCCATCTTTGAAAGCGGCAAGTTCTGGATTATTATTAACAAGATCAGATAAATAAGTTTTATCTCTTGCTGATAAACCAGGTATTTCTACCCCATATTGATCCCATATTGCAACACGCATAGCTTGATCGTATGTAAAATCTTTATTAGGAGTTAATTTTTCAAGTTCTTTTTTGACCTCAGGGAAGGACTTTAACAACGCTTTATAGTCTTTCTTTATAGACTGTCTAACTGAGTCCATTAAATCAACTCCGTTTATATATGGTTTTATTAAAGCATCTTGGAAGAATTTTTTATGAGCCTTTCCTTCTGCTCCTTTACCCATAAAATTATAAAGCAATAATTCAAAATCAGCCGCAGATGGCGGAACATAAAAGTCAAATTTATTTTTATTAATACCTTTCCTTCTTGCTGTAATATCAGAATATACTTTATAACTTTCTACCCCTTTAACCTCTTCAATAATTTTATTGAAGTCATCGGACATGGCTTTACTAAACTTAAGTTTGGCTTGTTGAATTTTTGATTTAACATCTAACACATCTAACGCGTCACGCACTGCTTTAACATTTTGTGGAGCATCATCAGCAAAGTAAAAATCATTATATCCTTCAGCAGCTTTTCCAACCATCCAGTCCGCTTTTGCTTTTCCTGTGCTATTTCCTAACCCTGTTATGTTTTCTAATGGGATATCAATACCTATTGATGATAAGAATTCATGGATAGGCCCAGCGGCATCAGCAGGGCGAGCTGTAAGAATAAAAAAATTATCTGGCCCAAATTTACCGATCATCTTCTTCATCTTTTCAACCATAGGGCCTGGCTTACCGCCTACAACTTTACTGAATTCAGAAAAATCAAATTCCGCTCCTTCGTTTAAAAGTTTAGATCCATTTTTAGCAAATTCTTCAGCATTTAATTTGCCTTTTTTGCCATCAGGCATTGTGTATAGCACACTACCTTTTGTTAACCCAACCGTGTCATCAAAATCAAAAACAGAAATACCTTTTTCAGCTTTTGACTTTTTTGCTGTTAACGATCTATCAATAGCCATTATTCTATCAATATTAGCTAATGTTTCTTTTGAATTTACACCTGACTCTGCTAATTTTACTTTTGCATTAAAGTTTTCAATAGATCCATACTCACTTTCTAAATTTGTAATTTTCTGCCCATTATCCATTAATTTTTTTAGATATAAAACAACAGCAGGATCGTCCATTCTATTTTTACCTTCAGCATAAGCAGGTAATACGTCATTAAGGCCTTCTGGAACTAAATTTACTTTTGCGTTATTTATAAAATCTCTTAATTCTTGTTCAGTAATTCTTCCTTTATAAAAGTCCATAGCTTTTCTTACTATGTCATATTTTGGCGGATTATGCTCTAAATAAGCTTTTTGTTTTTTTGTTATTCCTTCAACACCAATCCCAGGTTTTGAAACTTTACGCGATAATCCTCTTTGATCAAAGTTTATTAATTTAAAATAATCTTCTATTTCTTTATCAGAATAATTTTGTTTTTTTAATGATTTTAATTTATCAACAAGCTCATCAGTGGCTATTACCGCTTCTTCGGTTGCTTTAGGTTTAAGTTTTTCCCAATTCTTTTTTAAGGATTCGGTATCTAGCCATGTTGGAACCTTTGTTTTACCAAAAAATATACTTTTGTTTTGACCTATATTCTTTAATCTATAATGATTTTCATCTAGTAACTCCCCTTTATATGGAGAATATGTGTCTATATGATCCTTAATATATTCAAATAATTTTTCATTTTTAGTTAATTCGGCCCCTTTACCAAACATAGTATAAGCCATAGTTCTTATAGATCGCCCTTCATTTTTAATAAAATCATTAATAATTTTTATAGTCTCATCACCCGTAACCCCCGGTCTTTTTAAATCATTTTTAAATATTTCAAATCCAATATTAAGGTAATCTTGAGATTTTTTAAAAGTTTCTTTTAAACTTTTTGAATATTTTACATTACCTCTTTCGCTTTGCCTTAATATTTCATTATTAAATGCATCAGTTATTGAAACCCCCTTTGCTTCTTGGTTATATTTAATAGCATCAGATATAGGTCCATTTTTTTTAATGTCATTTTTTACAATATCCAATGTAAGTTCATCAGCAATAGCTTTAGACCAAGATTCTTTTCTACCTCTAATTGGATTACCATCTGGACCAATTAATTGCCCTAAAAAAACTTTGTCAGACACATTATTAGCTACATTAGGCAGACGCCTAGTTAATTCATGCCCAGCTGTTCTACCCGCTTGATCAGTTGTAACTGCTTCTCTATCAATTTTTTGACCAACCCATTCCGGATAACTAACCCACTTTCCACCAATACGTTTTTGAATTGCTTGAGGCACTCCCCCTTGACCATCTTTACCCATTAAAAATGTAGTAGTCATATTTTCAAGAAAGTATTTTTTATTTTTTAAAGCCCAACTTTCAAGTTGCCCATCTTTTTTACCTCCCATTGCTGTTTTAATATCAATGTCAAGTAATTTTCCTATTTCATCTTTTAATTCTGCAATAAAAGGACTTACTGTTCTGTTCAATGAAACTGGAGCATCTACCCTAGCTTTCATTGTTCTTACCACAGTTAATATTTTTTTATTAGCATCTTCTAAGACTTTAGGCTCAAATACATTTGATTCTAATGCATCTTTATATATTGGTTTTTCTTCCGCTTGAATTTTTGTTTCTTCAGCAATTAATCCTTTTTCTTCTGTTACGTCTTTACTAAAGTCTTTATCTAATACTCTTCTTGACGCCGCAATTGCTCTTAATGGTAATTGTTTATTTATATAGGCTGCTAATGGAACTCCCTTTTCAGGTTTATAACTTCTAATAAGGTAAAAAAGACCACCATCTCCAGTTTCTATTTCGCTTGTTAACAATTCTCTATCAAACCCTGGAGCGTCCATTCTTTTATTTACTAATTTTTTAGTAATAGGTTTAAATAGATCTATAATAGCTTGCGCGCCGTTTACTCCTTGTTCCTCGTATATTTTTTGAACTTTATCAGAAGATACAGATCCTCTTTCATTTTTTATTATTTCTTTATCTGCCTCTTCCTCTGTAACTTCTTTTTTAATTGTAGGTTTCGTTGCTTCTTCAGGTAATTTTTTTGCTTTTTCTAAGTCTTTTTCAAACGCTTCAAGTCTACCTGTATAATCGTCGTAATCAATTTCTCCATTGTCAAATTGTTCTTCTAGTTTATCTATCTTTTTTTGAACTTCCTCAACTTTAGCTTTTGAAAAAGAAGCACTGCTTTTTGCTTCTTGGGCCCTAATTTCAGATGCTTTCTTTTGTAATTCCTTTGTTCGAGCGCTACGGTTACCTGTTTCGTACTCAGCAGGAAGAACATTGTCTATGTATTGCTTTATATCTTTACCAGAGGTAAAATCAATACTTCCATCAGTTTCTATTTCTTCTGCTGCTTTAAGATCTCCTTTTTTTCCTTTCTTTTCTAAAGCTATTTCAATATACTGAGTAAAGTACTCGTCTATGTTTTCCGCACGCTCAGTTTCACTATAACCTTCTAATCTTTTTTCTAAAGCTGCTCTATCTTCATTACTTAATTCGTCAAGAAATTCATCTAAGATTTTCTTTTGCTTAGCTGGTTCCATGGCGGTAAAACTCTTAAATAAGTCATGGCCAGTTTCATGTATACCTGTAAACTTTCTTCCCGCAACTGCAGCACTTTCATAACTTACTATTTTTTGGCCATTAAGTAAAGTTATACCATAATTTAATCTTAAAATTTCATTTGCAGTATAATACTTTTGTGTGCCATCAGAGTTTTTTTCTCCTTCTTTTTTAACCCTTTGATCTGGGTTTTCATCAAAATATTTTTGCAGCAATTTACCATCAGCAAATTCTAGCACGGTTAAATTATTTGCAGCATCACCAAAAATAAAAGGTTTATTACCAGTAAACTCTTCTACTCCATTAAACTTTATTGCTTTTTCATTATTAGCATACATCTCAACGGCATTCGCATTAGCTCTTTCTGATAATAGTACTGAGTAATATCTTATAATATCCTCTGTTTTTTTAGGATCAATTTTTTCTCCTTTTTCTTCTCTTATTTTTACTTCTTCTTGTACTATTCTTTCAGCTTGTCCTCTAAAGTAATCTCTTAATTGAGTACCGCGTACGGTTTTTGACATTGCCTCATATTGTACCTTATATCCAAATTCAAATAACTCTGTTTTTTGCTTTTGATATTCGTTAAACTCTTTTTCTAATTCTTTTAATCTATCTCTTTTTATTTCATCAGAAATAGATTTGTCATTTTTAATTTCTTTTCCTTGTTTTAAAATCTCTTGGCTTTTTTTATTTGAGGAAATTAGACTGCTCCATTGTTTATTATTTAATGTTTTTAGTTTTTCGTTTTTACCTTCTAACATTATATTTAAATCCAATTTAGCTTTAGCTAATAACTCCTGTATTACCTTTTTTTCATTACTAGAAATTGTACTTCTAAGCTTTTCTTCATACCCGACTATCTTTTTTGATTGTGTATCAATGGCTTTATCGCCGCTTAATCTATACATAGCTTCAGAAGCTACTAAAGGTGCTCCTTTAGTTAACCCCGCAAAAAATGTTGCCGATGCAACTAAATGCCCATCTAATCCGTCAAAGATAGTGGATTTGTCAGCTTCGCCAACAATTATATTCAACGCATTCTTAGAAAAAACAGCTCCACCCATTATGGCATTACTATGCAATACCGCTCCTCCCCAGTCTTTAACTCCTGCCGCGAGTTTTTCTGACGGAGTTAAGTATTGGAAAAAACCTTTTCTTATAATATTTTTTTGAGTGTTATTACCTGCTGCATATAAAAGTTTAGCTTTATCTATTTGCCCTTTCATACCATAAGCAAGTACGGCATCAACCCCCGCATATGTTAATGGTAAAGCAAATTTTTGGAACTCATTATATTTACCTGGCTCACGCTCCATTTCTTCTAGCATTTCAACTTGCTTATTACCTCCTGCTTCTGCGACAAATAAACCAATGCCGACTGGATTAGAAAAGTGAGCTAAAACACTACCTACATTCATTGTTTCTTTTACAGCAAAATCCGCAAAATCTTTTAAAGAGTAATCCGAAAATGACAAGTCTGGATTTTGTTTAGCAAACTCAAGAGCCCTTTCTTCTTGTTCTTTTTTGCTATTTAATGCTACATTGCCCCAAAAACTAGTAGCTTCTTCAGTAATAGGAGATTCTTTGTCAAATAGATAAGCCATACCATTTATAGCTCCTGCCATACTATTATATTTCATGGCCCAATCTAAAGCCCCTTCAATACCAGTAGCGGCAGTTTGAAATATTTGATTTCCAGACTCAATTATATTACTAATGCGCCCCCAATCTCTATTAAAACTATCTACAATATTTTCGTAATCATTAAATTTCTCATAAGTTTTAGATAATTCCGTGTTTATATCCGTTTGTCTTTCAGAAAAATATTTAAAATAGTTTAAACTATTATTGTATTCTTTTATTAATTCTTCAGGAACAGCTTGGTTATCTTTAGCTAATTGATTAGCTTGCTCACTTATTTTGTTTAATTTAACAAAGCTTTGGTATTTAAAGTCTTCTAGGGCTTCTTCTTTCTTTTGATCTTTTAATATTGCCGCTTCAGCTTTTGCTACTTCATTTTTACTAAACGTTTTTATTATATCTTTATTAGTAGTATTAAAACTTTTGGTAATATTCACAACAGACAATGGGTCCGAAAGCTTAGGAATATCCTTAATCGTCCCGGCTTTATAAAGACCTCCTTTAGGCTTATAATTTTGATTTATGAAGTCTTCGTTAGCATCAAACCATTCTTGTTCTTTTTGTATAATAAGAGCTTTTTCATTATCTTGTTGGCGTAGTTTTATAGCCAAGTCATAAACACTGCTTTCGTCAATAACTGGCTCTGGTATTTTATATAATGGGTATTTTTTATTTTGTATTTCCCATGCTGCTTTTTTCTTTTTTAATTCCTCCTTAGCTTTATCGGTGTATTCTTTATTTATTGACCAATTCTCTCGCCAGCGATCTGCTAAATCAAATTTCCCATCACTAAGAGCACCTAAAGTAGCGGAGTCTACAATAGCACCTGCCCATATTGCAGCAGCTCCTTTTGCTTTCTCAAGAAATGTATTTCCATTTATTTCGTCTACAGCCTTTTTGCTTTGTTCTTCTTTTTCGTCTGTATTTAATACAATACTATTTATATATTCATTTGCTTTGTCAAATACTGTTTTATTTTCTGTTAAAAGTTTTTTATTAGCTCTTTTAGCTTCTCTTGCTTTTAATGCTGCTTCGTCTATTTCAAGTTGTTTTTTTTCTTCTTGTAATTTTCTTGCTCTTTCTTTTTTATATTCTTCAGATAACAACATTTCTCTACCGCCTACTACAGGCTGAGCAAGGTTTGTACCTGCAAATGGATCAATACTTGGGGCAAATGTTGGTTTGTTTTCTATTACAGTTTTTTTAGCAACAGGAGTTTTCTTTTCTTCAGTAGTTACAACAGGAACTTTTTTAGTTGTAGTGTCTATTCCTAAAAGTTCGGCCCCCGCTTTTGCTTTAGTCGCTTTAGGTTTTGGTTTATACCCATTTTTTTTAACTATAGCGTCAAAGGAGGTTTTACCCTCCTTCGCCATTTTAGTAATTTGATCGTATGTAATTGTGTTACCTAAACTGTCTACGTAGTCAAACATATATCTTAATTATTTATTTTGTTCATAAAGAGCTTGTGATACCTCTTCTGCTTTGTTTTGTGATTTTACAGCTATTCCCGCCGCCTTTTTTAAATCTTTTAAATACATAGGTTTAGAAACTGTAGTAGTTGCATTCTTGAATATTCTAAATCCTGGTTTTCCTGGTTCATCTTTAACGCGCTCTACTATATATTCATTAGTAACTCCATTAATATTTAAATACATTGATGTAGTAGCATCTGGTCCTCCATCTAATAATCCTTGTATTTCTGTATCAATAAGTTCTTTAGTATTAGCGTATGCAATATTATCCTTTTTGTCACTAGAACCTTTTGTAGGAATATCTTTTCTAATAGATATTTTCTCTTCTGACTCTTGTACTCTGTTTTGTTTTGTTAACAATCCTTTAGACAATGCAAAATACCCCTCCTTAACTAAAGCTTTTTGCTCCTCATTAAATGGAGTTTTAAAATCATCACTTCCTTTTAATTTTTCTAACAAAGCGCTTATTTCTTTCCTTTGCGTTTCTGGTAAAAAAGCGTCTTTTGACATACCTTCTAACTGGGGCTTTATTGATTCTACCCAGGCCGCTTTTGCTTCACTTGGATCGACTAGTAAAGCATCAGCCTCTGCCATTGTTTTAGTTTTATAAATTCCTGCATCCCCAATTATTTTATCTACATTTAAAGCATATACTTTTGTTTGTTCCCAATTAGTCGCTATGTCTTTGTTCCCAGATCGTTCAGCTCCAACTTGTCTTTCAATAGTACCAACGCCATTAGTATATTTTACTCCATTAATTTCGCCGTTAAAATTTGTATCAATAAAACTATCTGCATATTGTTTATTAACTTCTGTTTCTCCTTTCGCATTCTTTGTTTTACCTTTTGCATTATTCATGAATTCCACATTAACAACATCAATTGACTTAGTCACCTCAGGTATTAGAGTTAATCCGCCAAAACCGTCGGGATCTGAAGCCATCTTATTTATATCTGTAATACTCAATGGATGCTCTTTGCCGTTAATGTCTGTAACATACATCATTTGACCCATTGTCCCAGTAGTAGGGTCATATTCCATGTTTGTTCTTTTACCTTTGCTCGGCAATCTCCCACTTAATAGATCAAGGGTTGTTAAAAGCTCAGAATTATTAGTAGCACTTAATCCACCTTCCTTGCCATATAGCCCCTTCTTTTTAGCGTAGGTTTCATTAATACCAGCTAAATTAGCTATACCATTAGCATAATCTTCAACAGATGTTTGAATTGCTATAAGTTCTTTCCTTAAAGCTGGATCTGTATTCCCTTGCATTTGATCTAAGCGTATGTCGGCTGCTCTTTGTATCCATTTATCGTATGTTGCATCCCATTCTACAGTTCCTCCTTTTTGAGATATAGCATGGATTCTACTTTTTTGCTCGATTGTCCATTGGTCAATAGCCATTTGCTCTTTAGCAAATTTTTCTTTATTTTTCTTTATCTCGTCAGCGGCTTCTTTGTCTCTTGTTTTTTTAGCATCAATAAGTTTAAGACTAATATTTGTTAAATTAGTGGCTAAATCTCTCCAATGTTGCCCTGACTGTGTATCTATAAATCCCTGTGGATTAGAGTATGCTCCCATATATTTTTTTATATAAAGTTATATTTTTAGTTTATTTTGGATAAAAGGCATTTTGTTGCTCATAGTACTCTGGATTCTCGTCAGCAATCTTACCAGCACTTCCATAAACAAGACCAGATGGAATTTGTCCTAATGCGTTTATCGGCTTGTCTGTTCCAACAGGCTTAACTCCTGCGGGAGTAATAGAGCCTGAAACTGACTCCTGAGCTTTTCTTTCACTAGTTGTGGTAGGATTGGGTCGTTTGGCATCCAATGCTGCCGCTCCAATAGACGCTACCGCATTTATACCAGTAGTTATTGCGCCTGTTACATCTCCTTGTGCTTGTGCTTGTGCTTGTTGGGCAATACCCATTTGGGTTGCGACTCTATCAAGTGCTTGCTGTTCTCTGTCCTCGCGAGCATTAAACATGAACGACTTACCTGCCGCCTCCGCTGTTTGTATTCTTTGTCCTTCGGAAATCTGTATACCCTGTATACGTGCAGCCTCTTGCATTTTAAGCGTATCCATTTGCTGTTTACCTTCAGCTTTAAGTTTTTCATTTTGAGCTTCTTGTTGCTCTATATTAGCTGAAATACCTTGCTTGCTTTTTAAAGCTGCTTGAGCTAAAGCGGTTGCTCCTCCCGCGCTAGACCCTGTTTCTCTTAGAGTATCAAGGGTATTGGCTAATGACATATCTATTTGCTCCGCTTCAAACTTAGCTGCTTGTGTGGCAACTCCTAAATTAGCATATGGATTACTTATCATGCCAGACAAGTCTTTTGCCATGCTGCTTAAATCTTTAACGCCTTCGTAAGGGTTAATTATAGCTTGTCTGCTTTTTTCTAAACTATCTAACTTTGCTTGTAATCTTGCTTTTTCTCTAGCAGCGGCTTTTGCTCGATTAGAACTCATTATTCCACCTACTATTGAACCGGCTACAGCAACTCCTGCGGCTATCATTGACATAATCTATTCATTTAAAAGTTTATATTCTTTAAATTCTTCATACGATTTCCACGTAAGTAAATTTTCTAAAGTTTCTATATCTGTTATATTATCCGGGTTAGGATATACATTAACAAAAACGCTATCCTCTAATGCGTGTAAAACTCTTTTTGCTCCAACAGGAGCAGTAACATAACAAGGCGCAATATAATGATTGACACCTTCACTAGTGGCTATTTCGAGCTCACCACTTAGCAAAAACCAAGTATGTGAGATCTTATACATTTTACCTATTACTAAGCCTCCTTTGCGCATAAACATCTCTCTAACATATATACCATCAGAAAAAGAATGCTTTAAAGGAAAAGTGCCGTCGTTACCTTTTGCAACACCAGGCAAGTCACTACATAATAAAGACTTCTCAAGGTTATCAACCATATCCATAAAGTCGCTATTTATTAGTCCCTGCTCTGGCCTTAGTGTTATATTTTTATCCATTAATATGTTAAATTTTGGTAACTCAAAGAGACTGCAAATAATTCTATATTTGAAAGCGTAGGAGCACCATATATTGCGTTGTTTATTAATAATGAAACTGTAGCATAGTATCCTTTTATACCGCTTATAGATTGTCCATATACAACTTCCCCATAAGCACCTCCTGTACTATTGTTTATTGATGCAAAATATTTATTTTCTTTTTTCTTAAAGGAGTTTACTAAAAGTTGCGCTTGCAAGTCCGCTAATGTTAAAGGCACCATGTATGCTTCAATACCTAGCCCTGTATCTGAATTAGTTTGTATACTAGTGACATTCCACCCTGCTGATCCTTCATAATTTATTGTGCTAAAGTTTTTAGATATTGAAGGCTCTGGATTAATTGCTAAAGTAACATAGGAATTATTGCCTATATTATAAAAAGTACCCTTATTTACCTTTGTGCTATAATGTTTCCAAACATTACCTTGGTAAAATGTATACATATTATTTCTAAGACTAGCTATAAAATTTGGTTTGTAACTAAATTCGCTTACCCATCCTTGAGCATTTTCATCAAAAGCAAGTGTATTATAAGAAGAAACGCCAACAGGCTGTATTGAAACAACGTATTGTTTAGAGTGCATATCCCATCCACCTACTATTTTACCGCCAGACCCAACAGTTCCTAATTTGTCTCTAAAATAATCAAGCATGCCATATGCTGATATTTCAGTTATACCATCTTGAGATAATCTTAAAACTGCGTTTTGATTTTTATCAACAAAATATTTTCTATAGCCATATACTGCAAAACTTTCAGGGTTAGTGCTAATGCCATAATTACCAGCATAAGCTTGGACTTGTCCAATTACTTGCTTGCCAGATGTTGTTATTGGTTGCCCTTCTGCTGAATATATTGCGTCTTTGTCTATTAACGCTTGACTTACTTTGTTCTCCTGGAATATAGTTAAATTTGTATTCTCACTATATAATTTTTGTATTGAACCATTTGATGGATCTACCGATCTAGTAATATCTTCTCCAACTGAAAATTCGTTTGTTCTATTAACCCCAGTTCTAGAATTAAATACACCTGAATATATTAGAGAATTAAACTTATGCTGCTGATTAGATATATCTTCAACAATATGTGCTTTAACACCTAAATCAGTTATAGTATTGTTATAACCACCACGTATTCTAGCCTCTTCTAAAAACCAGTCGCTAGATTCTGTTTCACTATAAGCATATGGTATGTAAGTGAAATCAGAGATTGGACCAAATTGTATTGTCGTACCGCTTGGAATAGCTTCTACTATTGGCGTTGCAAGGTATACAGTTAAATTATCGGCACTTATAAATACAACGCTATTAGTTACTTGATCTAAGGTGCTATTTATCCATGTAACAGATTGCCCAGGCATTACAGCTGGATTATCATTTGTTAATAGAATTGATGTAGCCTCAGCTGGTGTAATTCCGCTTGTTATTGACGGGCTTGAGGCCACGTCTACAATTGTATCCATTTTTTTTAGCCAAAATGAATTAAAATATTTTAGTTCTAAAGTAGCAGCCATATCTTATAATTACTTGTTTTTTTGTAATTTTAGTATTATTAATATTTGAATAATTTAATTATGGGCCAGTTCCACCACTTCCTGGTAAATCTGGTAGACAAGGATACGGTACCCATCCATCAGGATCTCCAAGCCTTCTTTCTTTTAAATTTCTACCTAATAATATACCTGGGTCTGGAAATCCAGTATTAGCGGCATTTGCAAATCTTAATGCTGTTTGTACTGTATAATGGTCGTTTGGAGGATTTCCAATAGGTTGTTTTATAACTTTTCCTGAAGCCGTCATTTTAGCGCTCCACCAAGGAAACGTTTGAGGCCTTGTTTCCGGTTCACCTTGTAAAGGCTCAGGCTTTCCATTAAGATCACAAACCTCTGTATTAAAATACTGGGTATCCCATTGTGTAAAATTATAAAAAGCGTCTGTAGCATCTGGATTACCAGTTGGATTCCAAGGCGTTGTTAATAATTCATCCTCATAAAATTGCTCTACTTCTGAACCCTCTGGAGTAGTTGCATATATAATGCCTGAATTAGAAGGCGCAGGAATAGGAGTTCCTGGCGGGCATAAATTAGGGTCTACAAGCGGGTTAACAAGTGTAAATGTAATTGGCATACCTGCTGATATACTAGTAAACCCATTAGATTCAACAATTACCACAGTTCTACCATCTATAGGGTCTACAAAACAAAAGCTTGATACTATTCCGAACTCAGTAAAAAGTCCAGGAGCGATTTGTGTATCATTATCTGTTAATTTAATTATTACAGTTTCCCCAAGACTAGGATTAGTAGGGACGGCAGAATAAACAGTATTTGGGTCAGACTGATAATTAACTATATTTGCGTTTTGCGCTTCAAACGGAATAGCGTAAGTTTTCTTATCAGAACTTAAACCATATTCTAATCCTGTGTAATATTTATATGCCGTAGTAACTCCTTGTGCATTATCATCCCCTGGTTCCCAATCTGGATACGTATAATTAGCGTCTTCAACAGCCACTGTAACATACATTCTTTCTGAAACATCTATTAATGTACAATTACAAGCATCTGATGTTATCGGGCCCGTTTGCTCAAACTTTGATTCATCTCTATACCAAACAGCTACAGCCCACTCATATGCATTCTCGTCTGGATTTTCAGTAGTAAATGTTACTTCTCTATATCCTCTTTTTTCAGCGCCGCAATCCCATAATAATTCTGCCCCTAATAATATGTCATCATTAACTATATTTTCATTGTTAGTAGGGACATTTGATCTTAATCCACTAGTAAAATTACCTTTGTCCGCTTCAATGGCTCCAGTTCCTATAACATTATTATTATCAGAAACTATTTCCCATGGATTTGTATTTGTAAATCTAGAGTCAACAGCTGGCCTTCTAAATATAATTATTCTAGCATATCCTTTTATTTCAGTAGTAAGATCTTGACAAGGACCATCTGCTCCTTGGTTTAAATAACTACTTATAAATAGTCTTACAGTCCAACGCAATGTACCTTGTAGCAATCCATTTGGCTCAATGTCATGTTCCAATCCCTCAAAATAAACTTCTGCGTTTTTTGTTTCTATATTTTCAAATGTATTATATGCTTTTGTTGTTTCAGGTTGTTGACCAAAAGGAACTGACATTAATGGAACCGCTGGAAGTTGAGCAAAGAAAGGAATGTTAGCCGGGTCATCTGGATCTAGTTCGGCGGGAGCGGGATCGCCTCCGTCAAAAGCCCCGTATGTTCTATCTAATAACCTTTCTGCGGCTACAACCCAAAGGCCGTACTTATCAGTTATAGGTGAGTTTTCACCAGGGGCTATATTTATTTGTACGAATGCTCCGGCAGGTATGTTTACACTAGGGGCTATATTTATTCCAATAACTAATTGAGAATTATATTGAGAAGTAACCCTAGAATATCCTGAAAGTAACGGAACATTATTTATAGATATATTTATTGTGGATTGTGTATAATCAAGAACAGACATTGCATCTATAGCAAATATTCTACCATCAGCAGGTTGCCAATTGGGGTAATTATAAGTTGTGACATCTCTACATGGCTGCTGCAATGCCGGATAAACCGACCCTAGTGGATTCTCTAAAGCTAAATTATATCCTGGTTGTAACCAAGTATTAACAGGGGGGTTGTTTACAGTAATAACAATTATACATGTTTGAGCCATACTACTGAATTCCTCTAAAGGATCTATTGTATCGGCGCCCACAGGTGGATTTATAGCAAAGTTTACCGCATCAGTAACTTTTATTTCTAACTGATATGAACCTATTGGCACTAAACTATTAATCAAACTTAATTCTCCACTATCGGGATCTATAGAAAAATAGCCAGGTGACGAAGGTGGATTTTGACTTATTATTTCAAATCTTAAATATTGATTTGCTGCATTTCCTGAGTTAATAAAAGAACCATTGCGAGCTTGTATTGTTTGTATAAATGTATCTTCTTGAGATATATTTTTATTGTAATAACCGTCTATACAAGACTCCTCTGGATAAAGATAAGGCATTCTATTGCCTAGTCGCCCTGTTATTTCTAATGGTACTATCGAAGTGCCATTTGGAGTAACTCTTTTGATATTTAATGTAAAAACAAAATTATCCTCTTGATAAGACTGCGGTCCAAAAACAAAATTAGACGTTTTAGCAATTCTTATTCTATAAGAACCTTGTGCAGGATCAAGTGGAGTTGTATTTTGTATTACCTCAAATAGACCTGTTTTATTTTCTCCAGTTAAGTCTTCCACTGTAAATGATTCTAATGTAGTATCATCTAAAAGTATACCTAAATTTGAAATAGGAAAAAACGGGTCTGTTATATAACGAGACTCAGGATCACCAGTACCTGATTCTAGGCCATTAGGGTTTTGATCTTCCCAAAATTCAAACTCGGGGTCGGTTAATGCTACAGGCCCTTCATATCCAGTTAATACATCCCAATTTAAATCCGATATAAGCCCAGTTGTTGATGTTTCCCAAAATATATTTAATAAAGATTCTACGGGTTTTGTTTCATATACCGCTAAAAAAGGTATCATACCTTTTTCAGATGTAACTCCTATCTCATTAACAGTAGCAATCCTGCTTATTAATGGATCCGATTGCATTTGATAAAAGTTTAACCCAGCAGTGCCTTTTACGTTTGTAACTGAGTTTTCTACAAAGTTAAATTCTTTTGAGGTAGCAATAGATGTAACCACATCGGCTTTTCTAGATGGGTAATATTGTAGGTTTTCTGCTTTTGTTATAATGTAATGATTATATATTGGGCTACCATTAGTTCCTCTTATTATGTTTAAAGGAGCAAAATGTATAACTCCATTTTGTTTATCGTTTTTTACAACTACTGTGTTTGCATACCAAGCGTCTGGGTTAGGGACAGTAGGTGGAGCAGAAGGGTCTGGAGGGATTACTGGTGGATTTGGAATGGGTTCATTAGCTTCCACGCTTTGTATTCCGTCCCCAGGAGCAACAGAGAGCCAGGCCTCGCCATCAGCACCTAAAGGATCATAACTAAAGTAATTTGTTCTTTGGTCATAATTAGGAGGAGCTATTGCTTCTAGCCCATCTTCGCCTCCAAGTTCAACGCTCCCATTTGATACTCTACCATATAATTCAACACTACTTCTGTACTGTTTTTGATCAGGGCCAACCTCGGTTAAATCTCGAGGCACTTTGTTTATATTATCGTTTATTAATACAGCATGAGCAGTATTACCAGTCTCAGATTGAGGAAATACTGTAAAGTCAATAGCATTCTCCAAAGTAGGCAAACCTTGAGGGCTATATGTCACCTGTGATCCAAATGTTTGAGCATTAGGATAACCGTTTAATATACCCGGAAGATAAACGTTATAGTAATCCTGTTCTTGCTGCCTAACCACCACTTTATATGAATACCAACCTATTGGGTTTATAGTATATGCGTATTTTGTGTCAGGTAGATTATCAGGATTTTCAATATATAAGTCACTAGCCCTGCCATCTGTACTGTATGTAGGAGGATCGGTTGGTAAATCTCCAGGAGTTATATTAGTAATTCTAACATAATCTGTATACTGTCCCCTCAAGTATTGTCCCCTTAAAGGAGTTGTTCCGCTAATTACTTCAAAACTAATACCACTATCAGTAATTATTACAGGGGTTAAAAGGTCTATTTCGAATCCATTTCCTATCTGTTGAGCATATAAACCCGGAGTACCGGAAGGAATATTCCTACTGGATGTTATAGGATCATTAACTACCATATATAAAGCATTACCCATCCAGCTTTTTACATTAAAATCAACTGATCCTTCTTTTATATAAGAAGAGTATATAGAAGATCCCCCGAAAAAAGACCCCGCTAAATCAAGTCCATTTTTGTCTATGGAAGATAATATAACTGAAGAACTTCTGCCGAACTTGTCTGACAATATAATTCCAACTTGATAATTTCTGTTTTGTTTTAACGTGTGATTTGGGTATTCTATGTAATTTGTAGATCCCACATTTTTTTTAAATACTCCTATATTATAATTAATTGTAGCAGGAGCTGTATATCTGTCATAAAAATTACCATATATTATTCTATTACCTGTTATTTCCTGAGCTAAAGCTCTTACAGGCACCTTGTCATATACTCTTACTATTTGAGCTTCGGTTAATGTCTTATATGGGTTTTGGGATTGGTATTGTTGTATATAAATATTGTTTGTTGAATTAGATTGTAATGCTGCTGAATCTATTGTTTCTAAAACCTTAACAACAGCTGAATCTGACTCTTTATACAATACGTCTATTTCTTTTATCTTATAACTACTAGTTATTTTATTTGCAACATCTGGCAATGGAATCATGAGTTCAATGTTATTCACATTGTTTTCCATCCAATTAATAACCGTACTTTTATATGCATCCTCTTCGTTCCCTTTTATAAAATATCCTTTCTGCTTTGGAATATACGCTATTTGCGTAAAAGGGGCCATAACAGAATATTCATTATCATCAAATCTAAATCTATAACTAAATCTAATATATTTAGCTTCTATAAAATCCGGATCACCAGGCCAATTTGGATTATCGGATTCATTGGTCATAGTTGAAGATAAAAAAGATATTTTATCACCTACATTTAACGTTGGATTAATAGCTAAATAACAAGTTATAGTATTGCCATTAATTTCAGTCACTATGTTTGCGTCATTCAAAGTTGCCCCTGAATAGTTTAAAGTCATGCCAACTTCAATGCCTGTTGCATCCTCAACATCAAAAGTAGTTCCTAATGGAGGAACACTAGCTTCTGTAATCTTTGTGGATACTTTTTTATACATAAATATAGGATCCACAGGAGCATATTTAGCAACTGATATATGTTCTTCTCTAGTATAATAACCAGGTATTGATTTAGCTGTTTTTATATTTATTTTTCTTGGCTGGTTTCTATTGTCAGTCCAATATAATAAACCTTCTATTATATTTACACCTAAAATTAAACATTCTTTATTATATGCAAAATTTAAAAATGACCCACTAACTAAAGTTGTATATGTTCCAAGATCTAAATTGTATTCTGTTATTTTCATTGTTCTACTTGTAGAAGGCAAAGTAATAACGGCCGGGTTTGGATCTTTATAATTTGTTAAAAATTGATAAATACAATTATTTTGGTTATCCATAAATGTACCTATACACACAAGAGTTGTATTTGTTTCTAATGATATAAGCTCTTTAGAGTTACCCAATATTGGTTGTAATGCTCCTACATCATTTGTTTCAGATCTTCCAACCTGTATATTCAAAGCATCAATATATTCTCCGTTAGGTACTAGTCTATCGTCAAGATCTTTATTCATCTTAGACGATAAAAATGTATTTTTAATTTCTGCCATTTAATTAGTGTTTAATCCATTTAGATTGACCTCTTAATACCTGTGTTATTTCTTCTAACTTGATATTAGATAGTCTTATTTTTGCATTTCTTAATTTTGCTCTTCTTTCTTGTTTTAACCTATTAATTAGATAGTCTGGTTGATTAATTCTAGTAGAAATAATAGCGTGTAGTATGTGCGCATACATTGCTTCCTCAGCTAATTTAGGTACTTTGGTATCTAGCTCATAAGCTAATCCATCTGATACATATTCTAGCACAATAACCATACCGACTAAGTCGCTAGAAAAAGATATTTTATTTTCTCTTTCATTTATTGTAAATGTACCATTAACATTAGAAAGTTGTGGCTCTAACCCGTAACGTTGCCCAAAGTAACCCCCATATCCCCAGTTATATCCATACCAGCCATCATTATATCCTAATGTAGAAGCTATGTTATCATGTCCACCATTATTTCTAAATCTTTCTTCTGTTATAGAGGTTCCTTCAATGTTATCGTCAAAGTTACTTTGCATAGGAATACCAAAATTATCTTGCACTGGCAACTCCGTTGGATTTATTGTAAGTCTTGACGGATAAATAGGGTGTTTATTTCCGCCTCTATCAATCCATGACATTTTAACATAGTTAACATAATCTTGTGGCAATGGTATACTTAAATTATGCGGCACACCTAGTTCTTGAGATTTGATACTTTTCAATGTATCATAACTAAACTCTTGTAAAGCTCTTTTTGCATGGAATATTACGTCAGTTCTTTTAACATCTCCTATTAATTTTCCAGTTCCAACATATGCAACCATAAAGTTGTTTATAACGTCATTAAGTGATATATAAGAGTAACTACCGTAATTTTCTTCCACAGTATTACCATACGCGTCTTTATCTCCGTATTGGCCTCCATTTCGCATTTTAAGCTGGCAAACAAGTATCTCATCAAGACCTATTGGGCTATCCAAGGTTATTGTATTTCCGTCTAAATAATATTCATCAACGTATTCATTATACACAAGGCCGTCAGTACTGTGGTATAACTTGAAATTATTTAAAGCATAGTTTACATCCGATGGATCCCAACTACCTAAAATTAATTGAGTATCAAATGTAAATGTGAATACAGTATCATCTGATCCGAATCCTCTAACCTGAAAGCCTTGAGAACCAGCATAATATTGTCTATTGGTTTCGGTAATTAAACCTCCGTTTGGAAATGCCATAGTTTATCTAACTTTTTTCGTTAATTTTTTCTGATTGTATTTGCTGAGAAGCTATTTGCACTACACTAGGATCCTTAATTATTATCCCTGAGTACATAAGTATGTTTGTTATAATATTTGTTTGTTCTATTGGATGTAATTCAAAAGGAACTGAGTTTTGATCATCGTAAACATATGTATAAGAAGGTGCTGATGCTGTAAAGTTCCAGATTGGATCTGCTGGTTTTCTTAAATAAGTAACTTCTATGTTTGAGGTTATTGTATTTGGGTATACATATATCCTGTTGTTTTTAAGTCTATATACTGGATAGTAGGTTGTTGGCTTAGTTAATGGAGATAGGTTCAATTCTAATAATTCATTAGCTTGTACACTTTGTACTTCCTTATCCCCGTTATATATTACGGTTCCTATTTTATAAACATCTAGAGTGCTAGGTGTCTCAAAACATTCATTGCCAGAATCATATATACAGTAGGTTATATCTTCAAATATAGATATTTTTTCTTTTAAGTTTTTTATTCTATCTGCATATTCGCTATCATTGTCAGGTATCCTTAATTGTTGGTTAAGATCCTCAAAGTAAGTATTGAATATATCTAACTGTACTTGTGCTGCGGTTTTATTAAACTCATCTGGAGTCATATAACCACGATTTTCTTTATTAAGTATTAACAATACTGTTTTATATACTGTATCAACATTTACTGCCATATCATATGCTATTATAATATTAAGCGGTCACAATATGCAACCGCTTAGTATTAATTATTACGTATTTTTACATTTTTTTCTCTATTGAGCGATAAATTTCTACGCCCTCATCGGTTTTGAAGAATGCAGCCATAGCTGAGTATGGATTTTCATCAAAAGGGACTGTCATAAGCTTTCTATCATTACTTCCCCAATGGAATGTTCTTTGATCTTGTGACAATCGGATTATGCCTTCTTCTGTTGCTTTAATAGCAAAGTTCCTTAATCCAACATTTTCGTCATTCGCAAGTTCAATAAACAATTGCGGGTTCTTTTTAGCAAATAACATTAAGTCTCGCTTAAGCTCTTTAGAACTCATCTTACTAACTTTAGACCCTAACTCAACGCGTAGTATTGCTTCCGCTTGATCAATATCCATTTCTTTAGCCGCTATTAAAGCGTCTAACTCAATTTCCATTTCTTCAAGATCATCAATAGCGTCTGCTTGCTCATCTAGTTCTTTATATACCCTATTTAAACTTGGGTGGTACAGAGACAATAATTTCTGTAAGTTTTGTTTTTCTTTAGGAACAAATAAAGTTCCATCTTTAAACATTATGTGACCTAATGTTGCCTGACCTTTTTGTTCTGATACAAATGGAGAGTTTTGATTAGTAGCATAACGTAATTCTTTTTGTTCTCCAATTTCTTTGTCAAACCATAATAGCGGACTATGAGCAGTATGCTTAGACTTCATCATATATGTTAAAGGCGCTGGTCCTATTAAATAATAATTTCTATCTTTTATTTCCCACTTGTTTACAGCTTTCGCTTTTGGCTTTTCAATTATTGGTTCATCAATTTTTTCTTCTACCTCTTTTTCAAAATCGTTTAGAGGTTCAACGTATTCTTTTTTAACAGCTACTGTTTTAGCCATTGGTTTTTTAGCTTCTGCCATGATATAATATGATTTAATAGATTAATTAATTAAGAGTAAAAACTGCCCTCGTAAATTCAACAAGGGCAATTTCTACATTTTTTATTATGGTGTTGGAGGAGTTGGGTTTGTTGTAGTGGTAAACAATACAAAGTTATTTGCTCCTTGAACACATAAACATCTTTCTGATAAGAAGTGTACTTCCATTGCATCTAATGCAGAAGTTTGAGCTCCAACAGATCCAGTGATCCAGTGTTTCATTCTTCTATCATCATATTGGGAAGCACGGTATCTTACATGTAAGAATGGTCTGCGAATATTAGTTCCTAAGATTTCATCATATACTGTAGAAGTACCAGCTGGAACTAATAAACCAGAAATAGAACTATTAGCTAATGCTCCACGAGTAGATGCATCATTTAAATATTTCCAGTCAGTTTTGTAGAAGTCATAAGAACCTCTTCTAAATCCAGAGAATCCAAGATTCAATGCCATTTTTTCTGAGTTTTCAAATAATCCATAAGATGTACCACCAGCTCCATAAGAGTTCATAGATGCTAACATATCATCAATCAATAAAGACATTTGACGATTATTAAAGATCATGTTTTCTTCAATAGCTCCTTGAGTATCTAAGTTTTTTAGAATAGTATCAAAGTCAGTTAAGTCTCCTGAGAAATCAGCAACTTGGTTTCCTCTGTCTTTAACGGCGGCAAATAAACCTTGAGTACCTTTTATACCTAGAGCTGTCAATGCAGAGTTATCTGCAATTTCACCTTCTACAACAGCCATTTCTAAGTAATCTTCAAAACGTAAACGTGTTTCAGATTCTGCTTTAAGGAACCATAAGAAACCATCCGCTCCTTCTTCAGTTGTAATTTCCACCCATCCAATTTGAGCTGTATCTGAACCGTTAACAACGTATTTAGATTTAATTATAATTGGAGAATTGCTGTATTGAGTAAATGACGGCTGAACAGACCCTAAGGTATCATCTGGAGTTCCTTTTCTGAATTCAGAACCATACACAAATATTTTAAGATCTTCATCATCAAAACCAGTCCAAGCAGTAGTAAGATATGGAATAGCTGTTACGTCTAATCCGCTTACAGCACTTACATAAGCTTTAACTTCTTGGCCAGCACTATCAATAACAACAATTGTTTGACCAACTGATATTACATTCTCAACTCCAGTAGCCGTAGGGATTGTTAAAACATTAGTTGCTCTCTCAACACCAGTATAAGCAATATGCAAACGGTTTTGTTCTGACCAAACAACTTGATCTGAGGTCATAGGCATCTCTGCTCCAACCATTCTTAAAAATCCAGATAACGTTCTGTTCCCATAACGTTCTACTTCTTGCTCATAGATTTCTGGTAAATATTGTTGAGAGAAGTTTTTCCCACTGCCATCAGTGAAATTTAAATAGTTTGTTATTAATGTTTGTGGCTTTTGAGAAGGCACAATAGATCCAAAAAATGGATCCGGTGTAAATGTTGACATAATTTTTTACTTTAAGTTATTTTTTTAATTTTTAGTTTGTTAGAATCCATGCCGTTAATTGCTTTGATTTTTATGCCATTTACAAATAAGCTTTCTGGGGCGCTGGTTCGGGGCGTAGTGTTAACATTGTTAGACTTAGCCATTATCTCCTTCACGGCATCTGCTTTGCCTTGTTCATAAATTTGTTTCATAATTGTTTCAGAATTATCGGCAACGTACATAGCTTTATGATACCCTTGAACATCTACAACTTCACCCTGATCGTTTAAGAACTTCTTAACTAGGTTAGAAATATCTGATTGTTTATCAATAACTGCATTGGTATTTGGTATATTATACCTCAATGTTTTTTCACCTAAATTGAAATCAAAACCTTTGAAATCATTGGTGAATAACTTTTTGGTATCTTCTTTGAATTTACCATGCAATTGCTCTGAACGCTTTTCGTTCTGTTTGTATCGGTTAAAAAAGTCATTAGCTTCTTGTTGCTCTCTGTTAATTGATGGCCTCAACTTGATTTCATCATAATACTTTAACTTCACATCTTCCAAGAACCTTTTTGCTTTTTCTGCCTCTTCTTTAAATTCGAGTCTTTTTTTCTTGATGTCTCGCTCATCATCTTCGTCTTCGTCATAACTGAATTTTTCTTCCATGAGAAATTGAATCTCATCATCATCTAAATGCGGTCTTGACTTTCTATAATATTCTTTTATTAATGTTTCGCTTTTTATATTCGAGTAATCTACATTTAATCTCGAATAATCATCTATTGTACCGCCAGTTTCTTTCATAAAAGCAATAAGCTTTTCTATGTTTTCCGGCAAAGGTTCTCCTGATGTTTTTGCTTCTGCAACAATTTCATTTAATTCAGCAACCGTTTCAACTTCTGCTTGCGGCGCTGCAATCATTTCAATTATTTCTTTTTCTTTATTTTCGGTAACGACTTCAGTGACTTCGTTTCCTTGGACCACTTCTTGCAATCCCACTGTAGGCTGTTGGCTGCCCAACACGCTTTCATCTGTGCTTTGCTCTTGAATGGCATCTTGTTCTTTTTTAGCTTTTAAATTTACTTTTGTTACCTCGTTAATTTTGTTTAACTTCCTTGGAGTTTTAATTTTAAATTCCCCTTCTTGTTTAATTTCTGACATGATATAATATTATAAAATTGTTAATGTAATCTATTCTCCAAATAAATCAAATCCTAATCCATTCATTACGTCACTACCAGATGATTCAAAATCTTTTGGCATTGATTGGTTTTGTCTTTGATCTATTAATTCACTTTGCTGAGTACCTTGCATTTTTATTCTCTTATCTTTTCGGTCCTCAATCTCTTTTATTTTACTTTGTTCTTTTGCTAAATTCATTTGGGCAAGTTGAGCACTATAATTAAACTCTTCTGCCATCAATATTCTTTTAAGCTCCATTTCTGATTGCATTCTTTGGATCTCAAATTGTGATTTAGCTTGTTGTATTTGTATTTGCGTTTGAGCTAAAGCCTCCTGTTTTTGTACTTCAGCCATTGCTGATTTTTCAGCTAGTTCAGCATTTGCTTGCGCCTGTGCTTGAATATTTTGTTGTTGTTTTTCTTGCTCTCTTTCCATTTTCTTCTTTCTCTTATATTTAAGAGACTGATTAGCAAGTTTTAAATTCTTTATTTGTCTAAGATCAATTGCATCTTCTAAATCTATACCTCCTGATTGCAATGCTACTTGAATATTTTGCTCTAACTGCGCTTTTTCTTCTTCATCTGGTTCTAATTCTAAATAGATACCAAAGTCATGCAGGTTCAAATTAGCTACCTCTTTTAGTGTTTGTACATTAAATGTAGATATGCTTTGCATTAATGAAGTTGCTGTTAGTGGATAGTTTAAAGATTCCGCTACCCTTAATGATATATTTTCACACAATCTTAATGTTAAATACAAACTTGACTGCACAATGTGCCGCGTTGCTGTATTAGAATTTGCTGCTGCTAGTTTTTGTAAACCAACTAAAGCATTAGGATCAGGCGTACTACCGTCTCTTGCTTCGTTTAAGCCGGTAACATCACGTATCATTTGTAAATAATATTGATATGTAGCTATAAGAGACTGTATTTTAGCGTTGCCATTAGATGATTGCAATTCTTGTATTGGTGTTCTAGCCACATTTTGCCCGCCATCCTGGTTCATTGATCTACCAACTATACTACCTGTTTGGAAATACATACTAAGTGCCTCTGCAGCGTTATAGTTTGTACCATTACCAAGATCTACTTCTGCTAAACTATCAACATCCACAAATACTCCATCAGGTACAATCTTAGATAATACTTGTTGTAGCTTTAAATGCGTTAGTTGAATCATATCAGCAAAACCTATACTTCTACTTACAAGAGATTCTATTCTGCCGCGGTACATTCTAGGGGCGCATATGGCATAGTTCATTTCAACCTTAGTTGTATCTGCAAATGGGCGCGTCATAGATTCGCTTAACTCCCATTTCAACATTTTTTCTTTGCCTAATATTTTTACCCCAGAATATAATACCTCTATTGATCTAGATACTTTTTTAAATGTATCGTTCTCAGGAGGATTAAATCCGTCGTCTTTTTCTATAGCTTTCTCTAATCCTGTTTCGGTTTGCTTAATTTTAAACACTTGATCAATGAATGTTTTATATTCAAAATACAATACTTGCACATTACTAGAGTCATAACTTTGTGCGTAATAAGTATTTCTATAGTTAGTATCTCCAGGAAATTTTTCAATCTCTAAAAGATCTTCCTCTGTTAAACTTGGAAATTGCTTTCTAAGTTCTTCAAAGCTAATAGTTTTAACTTCACCAACATAATATATATCTTCAAAGTTAGGATCTTCTGTGTAGGAATATACTAAATTAGCAGGGTCAACATATTCTATTTTAATACCGTCTGATTTCGTCCAGCTTGTTTTAGCTGCTCCTATACCTAATACGGTTAAATCATAATTTATTCTTCTGTTTAGTAATTCGTATTTATTTCTAGCTAAAGTATTATTTATAACTTCTTCTTCAGCCGTTTCTACGGCTTCTTTATAGTTTAATTGTAACCTAAGTTCTAATTCTTCAATATCTTCAGGTAAATTACCTGGATCTGTTGTATTAAATAAATCTACTCCTAGCTTATTCTTAATATTACTTAACAAATCTTTTGCCATCATATCCCTTAATATGCCTGAAGCATAATCTGTTTTTTTCTTTATAGAAGCAGGGTCTTGAGCATAAGCTTTTATTTCGTAATTTTTACTTGATATTCCATTTACAACAATATCAACAAACTTAGGTAATACAGGAATTGGTTTCCAATCTAAATTTAAATAAGATAAATCGCCATTAACTGATAGTTCATCTTTGTATTTCTGTACCGGTTGTTCTCCTCTAGCATATAACCTTAGCAAGTGAAATTGATTCCAATTAGCACTCCATCTGTCGCCGCCAATTCCTCCGTTGCGATTGCCTCTAAACCATTCGTTTTCGATTGCTCTACCAACAGCCGCTCCGTACTCTAAACCGTTCTTAACAGCAGTAGGCACTACTTGACTAGGGAATGTGCTATTATTATTTGTATAAATCATTTATCTTATTATTTGCGAACTATTACCTGTGTTATTAAATCTTTTAAAGTTTAATGGTACCACTTGCTTTTGCAATGGATTTGATGGATAGTATAAATGTCTATTACAAGCCATTATTGCTAATCCTGAACTTATCGAGGCGTCATGCTTAGTTCTATTATTTATATTAAATTTAGCCCAGTCCTCTAATGTTCTTTGAAAATACATGTCACCATACCCATCTTCTTTTAATCCAACATAATTTTCTATATATGTTTCAATTGCTGCAGCATGAGCTTGCATTATATCTTGCGAGGAGTTAGGTATTCCGCCAACCTCACGTTCAAAGGGAGACAGCTTATTATAAGTCTTATCTGGCCTATTAATAGAATAACCTCGATATCCCCTTCTTTTTATATGATATAATAATCTTGGTTTATTATTTTCCGCTAGTATAGGCATTCCGTAAAATACCATCGCCATAAGAACTTCTTCAAAAAATATCTCAGATGTCTGCGGCCTAGCTATATACTCTAAAAAGAATCTATTTGGAGGTACATCTTCCATTGAGAATTTAGTTAATCCTGATAAGGAACCATTAGATGCTCTTGCATCTACTGTGCCCGATATATCATAACTATCACACCCAAATGCCCCGCAATGCTCATTACCTGGGTATTTAAGCCCATCCTTTATTATTACGTTATTTTGTAAATGTTTAGGAGGTATCCATGAAATTAAAAATCTACCATCTTTATTAGGGTGAAATATAACCCTAGAATCTAGTATGCCATTTTCCCATTGGAAGCTACCTCTTGTTAATACATTTGTATTTCTTAAGTCTTCGTTGTAATCTATCTGCTCGTATATCTTTGTAAGATTAAACAATGACTGTTTTGTTTCATCTCTAAAAGCGTGTTGCTCCGTTCTTGGAAATTGACGATAGTATTCGTTTAATGCGTCAGAATCATTTTTTAAACCATCGACTTCATTTTGCCAGTGTTCAATAACACCATAATCTATTTCGTTTCCATCAATTCCTTTGATTGAGGTTTTTGGAGTATCGAAGACAGGTATGCCATAAGTATCAATGAATCCCTCGTACGACCATTCCATAGGTATGAACAAACTATATAATCCTGAGCTAGTCTGTCCATTGCGGTTTCTTTTCGTAACATCTGAATCATAATATAGTTTTTTAAAATTGTCTCCTCCTTTATCTAAAGCATTTGACGTTGAACCCATCATACACTTACCAATAATCCTGCTACCTAGTCTTAAACAGGTTTTAGTAACTCTCCAGTTGTTTAATATATTATCTGGTCTTAACCATTTACCACTTTCATCGTGAACTAGTAATTTAAGTTTTTCACCATCATAGGAGTTATCTCCTGTATTTTTCCAATCTATTGTTGTATCAAGACCTTCAAGTTCTTCAGGATTTTCTTGACTATCTAGTTTTCTTCTTGTAAACTTTGAAGCAGGTACTCTATAAGCGAGTTCTGTTTTTGGTCTATCCATACCATCTTGTATGGGTTTAAAGAAGAAAGGATAGTTAAGAGAGATTGGAACAACTTTGTCAGTGAACATTGTTTTAGCGTCTGCTCCGGCTTTTGATAAAATTCCAAACCTTGAATCGCTTGATATAGTAGCTTGATTAACTAATTCAGCGGACGACATAAAAGAAAATCCGGAACGTCTATTCTTTAAATAACACATTCCATAACATCTTGGATCCGCTTTACAAGCTTCCCAAAATATAAAAAATAATCTATTTGATTCTCTAAAATCAGGTGCCCCAACATCTATCTTGCTCCATTGCAAGTACATATAGTGTGTGCCCGTTATATATGTAGGTATTCCATTATTGTAGAATGAAAAACCTTCTTCTCTATATTTAAATTCGTTATCAACATAATCATACCATTTTTCTTTAAAACTGTCAGGGTATTTATTCCAATCAAATACGCTCTTTATTTTCTCAAGTTCTTTTGGTATTTTTAATTGTTCCCAATATTGCTCTTCCTTTTTTGCGGATCTTTTAAATGATTCATCAATTAATGGTAAAGCAATTCTTAAGTTCTGTATTTCGTATATTTCACCAATCTTACCGGTCTTGCTTATAATAATTACATCATATTCTTTATTATAACCATACTTCCATTTACTATATCGGTTTTGTTGTTTGATTACCGATTGTTTAATATAGTTGGGTAATACTTTGTAAAGTGTTTGTTCGTACATTACTTAGACCTCCCTTCTGCAAAACCTTTGAAAGTTTTTATTGTAGGATCTTTTTCTTCATCTTCTAGCATACGAGTTTCATCCTGTATCCTACTTAAGATTTCAAAAGCATCAAATATGGCTAACTTTTTTGTTGCTGCAGCATTCTTTAATTTATCTGCTGATAAATCATCATCACCATTATCTAAAATAGCTTCCTCTGCAACCTTAATTAATTCAAGAACTGCTTTGTGCCCAGCTTGGATTATATTCTGTTTCGTTTCCTTTATATTCATATTTAATTACAATATCATTTGATTTCATACAATATAATCTTTCACCATCAACTATAAAGTCATATTCACCATAAGGTTTATATCCTACTAAGTCTCCACGATTGATTTTAAGCTC